TAGCGCCTCTTCAAATGCATGCACCAGCCATGCGCGCAGCGACAGCGGGTTTTCGGCCACAGTGGTGCCGTACTTGATTTTTCCTAAAGCCTGGCGGCGGGCAATGTCCGCGCAGACTTCGGCCTCGATGCCTTCGGGCATGAAAACGCCTACTGTGTGGGTTTCGTGGCTCATGCTGCCTCCAATCCAAGCTGCACAGGTGCGGCTTGTGTGGGCTCGAATAGCTGGCCCTGTGCGTGGGCTTGCGCAATGCGGCGGCAGGCAATATCGAAATACTTGGGCTCGCGCTCGATGCCGATGAATGAGCGACCCAGCTGCAATGCCGCGACGCCGGTTGTGCCGCTGCCCATAAACGCATCCAGGACAGTCTCCGCTTTAGGGCAAAGCTTGATGACCCACTTCATTACCTCAAGCGGCTTTTGTGTTGGGTGATACCTTTCCTCATTGCCCTGGCGCAACATGCCGTTCCAGCGCCAAGTGATCCGACGCACCGCCTTGGGCCAGTTGGTCCAACACAGTTCACAGTCGGCGAAGTCGTTGTCACCATTCAGCTTGTCCCACACAAGCCAACATGAGGATGGGGGTAGCTGAAAGTAGTTGCCGCCGAAAAATGCTTGGTACTGACTCGCGGAGCGGAGGGCTTCGATGAGTTCTGGTGGTGGTGGCGACTTGTCCCAGTCAAAGTGTCCGTAGTCCTTGGGTACGGCCAGCTTGCCACGGCTAGCTACCTTTTTGCTGTTCTCGTTGATCCCATAAGGCGGGTCGGTAATCACCGCATCCACCTTGCCCAGCGTAGGCAGAATCTCCATGCAATCGCCCAAATACAAAGTGGCGTTGCCAATCGTTTCAATTCGGCTCATGCTTTCACCTCCCACGCTTGCGCGGTGCGGGCAAGGATGCGGGCCGTTGGGCAAGCATGTGCTCCTTCAGCTCCTGCGCGATTCCCTTCCACATTCCCGTTTCGCATCGCTCCAATTCCTGTGCCCTTTTCCATGAATGCTCCTTTGTTGCCGGGTTGCTTGCCAACTTGATGAGGTGGGCTAGCTGTGTGTCGTAATGGGTCATTGCTGGGCATAGGCCACATCGCCAGAAAACGGAACGTAGGACACGGCGTGGCGACGGCTGCTGGTGGCGAACTGCTGTGCCGACTTGCAAAACCACAGCGGCTGCGAGTAATGCTGGGTATCGCCGTTGCGCTGCTTTTGCAACTCAAGGCGAGCATCGGCCTTGTCCTGGTCAATTTCCGGGTCGTTCTCGTCCTTGCGGGCGCTCCACACGGTAAAGACGTTGTCTGCGCCGTCCGTGATCTTTGAGCTACCAGCAACGTCTAGCTTTCCGGGGCCGCGCGACTCGTCCTGACCCTTGCGGGGGTGGGCGACAAGGTGCAGGTGACAACCGTTGCGGCGGGCGAAGTCGCACAGCTTGCGCACAGCCTCTTTTTGCGCCGTCATGGATCCGGGGCCGTCCTCGGGAACGTCCGTCATCATCAAGCTGTCAATCACAAAATGCCGCATCCCATAGCGCTTATTCGCGTACAGGAACACTTGCAACAAACGGTCAATCCCAGCGCTGCCGACCACGTTGAAGAACCACAGCTTGTCCGTGACCCACTCGCCCACAGCGTCGATGTACTTCATCGTCGGGCGGTCCAGTCCGGTCGCCTGTTTCACCACGCGCTTTAGCTGGCGCTCTGGCGTCATTTCCCCGCTAAACACCGTCACGCGCTCACCCTGCGCCATCAACCCCAGGAGAACTTGGGACAGCATCAGGCTCTTGCCATGGCCGTTGTAGCCCGTCCATACCGACAGTTCACCAGCGCGGAACTCGAACCAGTCAAGGTCACGATCCAGCCGCAAAACCGGGTCGCGTTCTTCGCCGTGTGCCGGGTAGAACATGGACTTCACGCGGGTGATGAAGTCGCTGGCCTGTCGCAGTTCCTCGGGGTCTTGCGGCTTGGCGCTTTGGATGGCCTGGTCGAAGTCGGAGGCGTCCGCGCCCTGCATCAAGTAATCATTCGCATCCTTTGCGGGCAGCGTCACCAGCTTGCAGCGGTCGGCACCAATGCGCTTTGCGACCTCCTTTGCACCCTTCTGGCCTGCTTCGTCCGAGTCGAAAAAGATCAGGATTTCGCTGAACCGATCCAGCCTATCCCAGTCGTTTTCGAGCCACTGGTGATTGCCTGCCCCGGCATTCACCGACAGCGCAGGGACGCCCACTTGATGCAGGCTCATGGCGTCGATCTCTCCCTCGGTAATCGCCACCGTGCGGCACTTCGGGTCGATAAGGTGCCAGCCGAACAGGCAAGGCTCTGCCCCGCCTTCCTGGCGCATGTCCTTTTTCTCTGCCACGTTGCGGTATTTCACGTTCACCAGTGCGCCGTCACGCAGGTACGGGAAAACCGCGTAAGTCTTGCCGCCCTGCAACTGCTCTGCTATCTTGAAAGCGGCCAGCGTGGCTTCGGTCAGGCCGCGCCCATTGAGCCAATCCAGCACGGCAGACTTTGGCGCCTGGCATTGCGGCTTGGACGGGCGTTTGAACGACTTCACCGGGCGCTCTGGCATCGTGTCCCTCACGCCGATGTACTGCTTTGCCTCGGCCATCGCCTGCGAAACGGAAATGCCGCGCACTGCCGCCCACAAATCCAGGAGGTCACCAGATTCGCCAGATGCGAAGTCGGCCCACACGCCCGCCTTTGCACCGGACAGGCGCACCGACAGGGACTTGCCTTCATCGCCGTTGACGCTGCCTGCCTTCCACTCGCCAGACTGGCGCTTGCCACCGGGCAGCAGGTACTGCGCAATCGCGGCGGCTTCACCGGCCATGCGCAGGCTCAATTCGGCGGCGTTCATTGCCCGCCCTCCAAAGAACCCTTGTGCCAACAAGTCCCGAAAAGGATGTACTGTCCCAAGGTAGCGTCTGCCGCGTACCCGATTGCGCCGCCAATGTCGTTGAACTCGTGAGCGTTATCGACTTCGATCTCGAACGAATCGCAGTTGCCGTTCCACTCAACGGATCGAACGTAGTTGGAAACGCCAAGCTGGGCGCAAAGCGAAGCAAACGCAGTGAACTGCGCCAGATTGACATCGCGCTGCCCGTCTGGGTTGTCCGTCTTGATGCGGTTGGTAAATGGGATTCCAGCGATATTCATTCCGCCACCTCGTTTTCTGGCTCTGGCGGAGGTGCGGGGGTGGTCGGCGGCTCCTGCCGCTGTACGTTTTCGTACCGCCCGCAGTCGTTGCACGTCCAGGCTTCACGGTTCCCGGTCAGTTGGTGTTGGCGCACTGTTCCGCCGCATTGACACTGCCTCATGCCGTTACCCCCAGGCGCTGGCCGTCACGGAACTCGTGGGCATTGGTGTGCCAGCACTTCGATGCCATCGCATCCCAAATCGTCGGGAACCCGGCTTCGCGCCACCAGCCTGCCGACTTGTGCATGGCTGCGTATTCGTCGGTGCCGCGCTTCGGGGCGGTTGCGGCGCAGTCGGCGCCGTCTTCCCATCGGCGGTTGTTGAGGTACACGATCGGCGCTTCGATGAAGCCATCGCGCCATTTCGCCGTGGCCTTCTTCGCTTCCACGTCGGCAACGATTTTTTCTGCCATCGCGTCCAGCCCGTCCTTCGACCACTTCGCAGCGCACTTGGCCTTGTCCTGCTTTCGGTCGTTCTTCGGCCAGCATTCCCAAAAAGCATCAAACCCTCCCCCCTGGGGGGAAAGGGGGGTTTCTTGATCCTGTTCTTGATCCTGTTCCTGTTCTTGGCTTCGTGGGGGCTTGGAAGGGGCTTCGGTGCCCCTTGTTTTTTTCGACTGTTTTGGGAGGTGAAACGCTGCAGAATAAATAGCAAAGAACGCTTGCTGTATCTGGCGCGAAGGGATGTTGTTCCACTCCCGTTCCACACCCTTGCAACGCTTGTCTTGTTCGGAGAGATGGTCGCCAATCTGGAAGGCGGCCATGCGATGCACGAAAACCGTCTCGGAAGACTCTTCGTAGGTGCAAAACTTGGCTTCGATGAGGCTTTGAAGGGCCTTTGATGCCCCTTCCATGCCAAGGCCAGTCTCGTGCGCCATGTAGATCAATGGGCAATGGAACACCCCGATCATGTTTGCGTGTGGGCTGGTCATCAGGTACAGGGCCAGAACCTGAGCGTGAGCGTTGCCGCGCAGCTCTTTTCCGGTAGCGCCAATCCAAAAACGCGGGGACACGACGCTGTAGTCACGCATTGACTGCCCCCTGTTCAAACTCGCCTTGCACCTTCACCACGAATGCGGAATCGTTCAAGAGCTTGTGCCGCTCCAACGGGTCATCGGGGACATCGGCAATGCCGACGTACTCAACGAAGCTGGGGCCGAACGTGGTTGTGGCCGCGCTGTTCTGACTGGCATGGGCAGGCAACTGATCCCATCCGTCCTTTGGGCGTTTTTGCTTTGCCAGCATCTTTGCTGCGTCTGGTGTGTACGCAATCACCTGAACCGTGCGTTTTTCGCGGATAACCCGGTCTCGCTCCACTGTGACCAGATAGACATTCGGCTTTTCTCGCCTGTGTTTCATCTCTACTCCTGTTAGACGACGAGCTACAACTCGTTTTTCAAGGGCAAGGCGCCCCTAGCCTGTTCAAAACTCATGCGTGCTTCAACCGAAACACGCGAAAAACAAACGCCACCAGCCACGCGGGCACCAGACCCCAGCAATAGGCGGCCATCACGGCGCGCTTGATGGCGGTACGCATCAGTGCCCCGCTTCCCAGGCAGCGAACTTGGCGCCGTGGCGGGCCAGGGTCTGAGCCTTCATTTCTTCCATGTGCTTGCGGGCGCCGTCGCGGTCGCCTACTGCCATGGCGATCTGCAGTTCCACACCGGCCAGCTGTGCAGCCAGGTCGCGGCGGCGGTCAATCAAACCGACCAGCTTTTCGTCGTTTGTCATTTCGTCCCCGTCCTGCTGATGCGCATGCGCTTGTCCACGCTGGCCAGGTACTGCTCGCGCGACTCGATCACGATGGATCGGCTTGCGTCGGGCTCAAGCGGCGCCTGCAAGAACCCACGGGCATTCATCACGCGCGCGGGCTGCTTGGAGTACGTGATGGGCACGGCCTTCTTGCGCTGCACTGGCAGCTTGGCGGGGGCATCGATGCCGCGCGGGCGAACGGTGGTAAAGGCGTTCATGCTGCTGCCCGCTTGCGCTTGTTAGCTGCTGTCTGTGTTAGCTGCAACTTAACCAGCGTAGCGTAAGCAGGGCGGGGAATGCGGTTTTGCGCAAACTTGGTGATCCATGAATAAGACACGCCAGCTTGCTCTGCGATGGCCGGCCATCTGCCACGCGATCCTTCCAGATATTCCCGCATTTCGGTGTCGAGGGGTTTAGTCATGCGGTGCATTTTAGCGCCACCTGGCAATGCTATGACACGGTAAGGTCGATTGATTTTAACTATCGCAATCATCTGCTCGATAGTTTTATTTTCATGACAAAGATTGCACAAGCTCTCAGGCTTTTGATAGTATTCAGGTGTCGCAGCACACAAAGCAGCGACAGGGTGAGCGGATCGGCGGTCACCACGGAGTTCTTGAAAGCGGAGCACACCGACTTCAACAAGCGATCAGCGTGGGTGCCGGGTGAACCGGCGTGCAGTGGATGTGAGTCCGGGGATCGTAGGCGTGGGCCTAGACGATGGAGCAACTCAGAAGGCCACCCAAGGTTTCAAACCCCTTGAGGCACATAAAACGCGCTGGGCCGTCGTTCCCAGCGAGAGCTAAAAAAGGACCGCCACACCGGGGCGGGCAAAGTACCGGGGCCTTGGAGACAGGGCCGAAACCAAAGCATCGCTGGTCGGTGTTTTGGTTTTACTGAAAGGTGGTTCGCATGTCTACAAAACTGCAAACGGTAGAGAGCATCAATAAAAAGCTGGCGCTTGTGAGTTCAACCAGGATCGCCAAGATGGTCCGCTTTGAAACGGATCAGACTCAAGAAAAGCGAACTCCAAAGAAGGGCTTGTTCGATTGCTCTTGCGGTAATCAAGCTGTGAAAACCATCTCCAATGTGCTCCATGGCCTCACGCGGTCTTGCGGGTGCATGGGAAGGGGCCCAAACAGTGGCGGCGACAACATGTCCATCAGCTGGCAGCAATCTGGAGCACCCAGCAAAGAGAGCTTCGAGCGCATGCGCAAGCGATGGGCCTGCATCAAAAAGCGGTGCGGCAACCCTAACTATCGGGACTTCCATTTGTATGGCGGGCGCGGGATCAGGATTTGCGAACGCTGGTCCGGTTCGTTCGCAAACTTCATCACCGATATGGGCTGGCCTAGCGACGAATCTCTGAGCGTCGAGCGCAAAGACAACGACGGCGACTATGAGCCGAGCAATTGCCGATGGGCGACTGCAAAAGAGCAGGCGCAAAACAGGCGGCAAAAAGCCTTGTAGGTTGACTGAGGGTGATGTGTAGTGGGCCGCGCTACGGAAAGCGGTTGATGGCTTCTGCGTCTGAACGGGTTGCTCCGGGATGGCGCAGCGGGTGGATTGTCTGATCAACAGTCCGAGAAATCCAGCAAAGAACAGGGTTCGATTCCCTGGCGGTCCACCACACATCACCTTCAGACACCCCCTGCGGTTCCGCTCGAAAGAGAAGTTGACAGCAGGCGTGCATTCCCGGCGTGAGAGGGAATTGACGTGGTGCTACCGAAGAGCAGCAAAGCACTGGAACGTGACTGCCCCGCGTGGGGATTGGAAGTCGCGTGGAAACGGCTCTGATAGAGATCAGCACAGCGCGGGCCAGTCGCGCAGCCGGAACCATCCATGGGATATGTCGGCAGGCCATTCGAGAGAGTGGCAAAACTAAGAGGAAGCCACTGACCTCTTAGTTTTGAAAGGTCAACATGCTCACATCTGAACGATTACGCGAGCTACTGAGCTACAACGCAGAAACGGGTGTTTTCACATGGAAAAAAACGTTTTGTGCTAGGGCGCGGGCGGGACAAGTTGCAGGCAATAAACATAGCCTTGGCTATATAAGAGTTCGCATCGACGGCATTGATCAATATTGCCACCGACTGGCATGGCTCTACGTTTATGGGTCATTCCCGGATGGGATTTTGGACCACAAAGACCAGAACAAAGCCAATAACCAGATAGCAAATTTGCGGCTAGCTTCACTGTCTGAGAACCAGCAGAACAGATACAAGCAAAAGAACAATTGCTCTGGATTCCGAGGCGTGTACTGGAATAAAAGTCGCAAGAAGTGGGATGCGCAAATACAAGTAAACGGCGTAAAGAAACACATAGGAAGGTTTGAAACGCCAGATGCGGCATATGCCGCGTACTGCTTCGCAGCAGCTCACATGCACACCAAGAACCCAGCGGCATCCGATATCAGATAACCCCCGTCCCGGCCACGCGCCGGGGCTAAATGATAGGAGATAGAGATGGCTTTTTACGAAGTGATTGTGCAGGCGTCAGTCGTAATGCTGGTGGAGGCTGCTGACGAAAACGAGGCAGCTGCTTATGCGTACGACGACGTGGATTTCGGCTGCGCAGGGCACAAAGAGACGCAGCCGCCTCGACTGCTCTCCACAGATGAGGACATAGATCGCGCCCGACGGCATGCCGATCAGATCAGCAAGTAACCCCACCCCGCCCCTACACCAGGGGCAACCCAGGCGCTTCTAGTGAGGCGTATGGGGATTTTTACCAAGGAGATGAACATGAATAAGCTCGAAAAGGACGGCAAGGTGGCCGTGATGATTTCGCCAGGGTTTGGCGCGGGCTGGAGCACATGGAACAGCGAGTTCCGCGACACGCTGCTGTTTGATGCCGAGATTGCGCAGGCTGTGATTGACGGCGACAAGGCCAAGGCCGCGCAGCTCGCCATGGAGAAGTGCCCAGGGCTCTACGCTGGCGGCGCTGGCGGCTTGATGGTTGAGTGGATCGACAAAGGCTCCGTGTTTGAGGTTGAAGAGTACGACGGCAGCGAGAGCTTGCACATCATCGGCAGCAGAGACTACTCGGTTGCGTAAACCCATTTCGTCCCTACACCAGGGGTCGGGGGTGCTTTGATGGGCGGCGGCGTAGGAAATCGGCACCACGCCAGCGACGCGGGAAGTAGGAGGGCAGTAGCCACTCATCCTAGGTCCGTCGAGTCGGTAGACCGCATCGCTGCATCCCCGGGGTTGCGTCCGGGTCGCCCTTCAAAGCATTCCCCCCGTCCCGGCCCAGCGCCGGGGCCATCAACCAATCCGCTGGTTCGCCAGCTACGCACACAGGGAAACGCGCCCAGTGTTTACGGTTTTTCAGCGTGACGCC